CAGGGGTTGTTGGCGGATTGTGCGTGAAAATTTTTGAATATTGGTATTTTTGTGGCAGATTTAAGTCGTGGATTACTTGTATTAGTTATAAATCAAAGGAGTGTATTATGTTTACCAAATTATTTAGATACTTATTTAGTTTTTTTAATGAGGAACCAGGAGTTGGAAGTTCTAAACGTCTTATCTTTATAGGCGGTTCAATTTTTAATATGGTACTTTGTTTCAAATTAGCATTACTTGGTAAATATACATTGATTGAATTATCGAGTTTTGTTGGTATTATTCAAACTGTTTTTTCAGGTACTTATCTAATAGGTCGTTCTCAGGAGGATAAGAAATGAATAAGGTTGCACAAATAGTAACAGGATTAGCAACAATGGTAATATTAGCTGGTGGATTATATTATGGTTTTGATAAAGGTAATCTAATAATTATAGATGGTAAAAATAACAAATATTCGTTTGTCTCATTCAAGAGGCAATCATTTGTTAATGTACCCGTTAAAGAATTTGATAGTTCCGAAATAATTGGAAGTTCATTTTATCAGGATATACCCTATTCAAAGGTATTTCCTGATTCTATTAAGGGTGTTAAATTTATTAATTGTAATCTTGATAATTGTATTATTCCGATTGGAGCAATTGTAATTGGTGGGACTAATAAACATTTTAAAGTAATGAATGATCAGGAATATTGGATTGTTGATAAAAATAAAAATCCTATTATTCCACTAGATACAATAACATTCAAAAGAGTAGGAATATCCATAAATCCCAGAGATATTTCAATACGACCATTATCTGAACCAATTACAATTACCTATGACCCTGATTTAATTATGATGCGAAAACTTGATGTTATTATAAATGATAAACCACTACTTATTTCAGCGTTAAAAAGAGCAGGTGAATTATGAAAAAATTAATTTTTTTATTTTTTCTTTTTATAATTGTTTTATCTACTTTTGCTAAAATACGTCATGTTAAAGCAACCGGTACTGGTGATAGGAATGGTGGAACAACATGGATAAATGCTTTCAGCCCGGACACTTTTGGTTATTATCTTAATAACCTTGTTGATTCTGGAGATGTATTTTATGTAAAAGATTCAGGTACATTAACACTGACTGCAAGTATTGATTTTTCAGCAAGAGATGGAGGAGCATCATTACCAATTTTTATTATAGGTGTTAAGGACACTGTTACTCACGATTCAGAAGCTATAGTATTTACAGACTGGTCAAAAGATACTACCAATAATCCGTTTTTTGATTGTGGCTCATATTCGTGGACACTAGGAGATTATACAAGAATTTTTAATTGTAATTTTCAGGGTGATGCAACTAATGTTATTATTTTTGGTACAAACTGTTTGGTTGAACAATGTAAATTTGATCAAGACTATGGTTCTTCCGCTGGTAGATATTCAATAAGGTTAGTTGGTGGTGGTCAATGTATAAACTCTTATTTTATATCAACAAATTGTTCTGGAATTAATCCATATTCAAGTGCTTCAGGGTGGGGTGTTATTAATTGTATTTTTAAAAATATGAAAAATGCAACTGGAGGGATAGCTATTTATATTTCTACTGGTGGAGGATTAATTTTAAACTCAATTTTTGATTCGTGTAGAATAGCAATAGAACTTGTTGCTAGTGCTGGAACTCGTATAATTAATAATACATTTTATGATAATACAACCTCTATTGATGGAACAATTACTTTTCATAATATAGTTATAAATAATATTCTTGATTCAACAAAAACTGATGGATTTAAGGCTACCGGATTGCGCGAATCAAATTTTCTTATGGCCAATCATGGCGATAACACAAGAAATAATGATATGTTTGATACTTGGTCTGAAATTAATATTTGGTCAATAGATAATTATATAACTTCGGGAAACCCATTATTTACTAATCCATCTAATTATGACTTTACTTTACAAAATGGATCTCCTTGTCTTAATACTGGAAAGGATGCACCAACGCAATGATCTCAAAGGGTGCAAGACAACCTGGGGGAATGAATAAGGGTGCACGCCAAGACGAACCTGTTTCTTCTTCGCGTGTATATGGAACTAATAATATCACTATTAGTAATAGTGGTAATATTAAGGGTACTGGTAGAATTTATGGAACTAATAGTATCACTATTAGTAATAGTGGTAATATTAAGGGTACTGGTAGAATATATGGAATCAATAATGTTACTCTTACTAATAGTGGTTCCATAAAGGGTACTGGTAGAATCTATGGAACCAATAATATCACTATTAGTAATAATGGCTCTATAAAAGGTATTGGTAGAGTCTATGGAACTAATAGTATTACTATTAGTAGTAATGGTTCTATAAAAGGTACCGGTAGATTTTATGGAATTAATAATATTGTTATTACTAATAGTGGATTACTTGAAGCAGTTGGTAGAGTATATGGTACAAATAATGTTGTTATTACCAATAGTGGAAATATTATTGGTCTTGGAGGAAATAGAATATATGGAACCAATAATGTTACTTTTACTAATAGTGGTTCCATAAAGGGTACTGGTAGAATATTTGGTAATAATAATATTATTATTACTAATAATGGCTCTATAAAAGGTATTGGTAAAATTTCTGGAACTAATAGTATTACTATTAGTAATAGTGGTTCTATAAAAGGTACTGGTAGAATTTATGGTAGTAATAATGTTATTATTATTAATAGTGGATTACTTGAAGCAGTTGGGAGAATTTATGGAACTAATAATATCACTATTACCAATAATGGTAGTATTATTGGTACTGGTGTAGTTAGAGTATATGCTATAAATACTGTTATTTTTACCAATATTGGTAATATAATAAATTCAAGTGCTATTGGTGTTGGAGTAGATTTGATAATAGTACCATATGATGATAATATAATAACAGTTCCTAAAGATGATAATATAATAATAGTTCCCTATGATGATAAATTAATTACAGTAAATTTTTAAAAGGAGATAAATTATGTCTATGACTAATGCTGCTGAAACAGCACTATGGAATTTAATTTTCAATAATGCTGCTTGGGCAAATATTGGAGATGCTGGCGGATTACAACCTTCTGCTACTGCTGGTAGTTTATATATATCATTACATACTGCAGACCCTGGAGAAACAGGAGATCAAACTACAAATGAATGTAATTATACTAGTTATGCTAGGGTAGCTGTAGCTAGATCAGCTGGTGGTTGGACTGTATCTGGAAATAATGCAACCAATACTGCTGCTATAGATTGGCCAGCTTGCACTGGTGGTACAAATACTGCAACACATTTCGGTATTGGTACGGCGGCATCTGGAGCTGGAAATTTACTTTTTAGTGGTGTCTTAGGAGCTAGTTTAGCCATATCTGCTGGTATTACTCCTAGTGCTCCTATTGGTGATATTGATAATAATGCTGATTAATTTATTAATTTTTGGATTGGTGGTACTCCTTTCATTTGGGTGTGTGACTGATAGATAGGATCATATATAAATATATTTTATATGATCCTATACCTAATTAAACTTTAATAGGAGAATCTATGTGGAGAATACCTACAAGAAAAATGGATATGGATGAAGAAAAAACTTTTGGTTTTAACCATACCCAATTTTTAAATGGTGATACAATATCAAGTTCAACCTGGATTGTCCCTAGTGAATTACTTGAACTAAGTAAATCAAATACGACAACTCATGCTTATATTAAAATTAAGAATAGTACTGGTATAGAAGGTTCTATTTATAGGATTACAAATAGATTTATTTTTGCAATATCTGGTGATATAAGAGATAAATCAATTGATGTTTTATTAACTTCAGAATAGGATTTTTATGTCTAATATTAATGTTCAAGAATTTTATTTACCCCATTTATTATTCCGTCAAATTGGGCATATGTCTCAATATGAGATAGAACAGATGGGAGTTAAATACCCAGAAGCTAGAAGAACTGATAAGGGAATTCCAGTTTTTGGAATGATTTTTGCATTAAATTCAGAACGTAAAAAATTAACTGAAGCCTTTGGTTCAAATATAAGTCAAGATATGCCTGGAGCCAAATTGGAGTATGAATTAAAAACAGAAATGATCTTATCTAAACGTATATTAAATCAAGCTAAACTTGGTATTCTTATTCCTAAAGAAGAAGCATCAGATAGGGTTAAACGGATTTTAAGCACTGTAATTAATTTATTTAAAAATAGTATAAAATTAATAGCTCCAAAGCTATTGAATATAATTAATCAACGAGATGTAGAGACAATTATAACCAATGAGTGGAATAAGTTAATCTTAGAATTGGAAAAAGATTCTCAGGTTATAACTTGGGGCGAAGATGGTTCTAGTAAATTATTACAGACTAGATTAAATGAGATTAAAATGGAAGACCCATTATTTGCAGAGGTCGTAGAAAGTAGAAAAATTAATGATAATAATAATAATGATATTGTCAATGAAATTGATAATAAGTATGATATTAATTATGGAGATACGGAACTAGGAGAAAATAATGAAATTGAAAATTAGTAAAGAGGAATTAAATATCTTATATTTGCCACAAAGATTATCAGCATTGGAAGTAGCAAATATGATAAGATTACCTCTCCGTTCTAATTTTCAAGAAAAAATTGATTTTGATCTGACTCCATATTTAAGAATGCCTACTTCATTAATTGGAAAAAATCATGTTAAAGTAATGGGTATTATAGCACCCACTCAATCTGGAAAAACTGTATGGTTACAAATTGTTGTTGCAGACTCAATTGAACAAGACCCAGGTACTTTATTTTATGTGAATCCGGATGAGAAATTATCTAAACGGAGTATGAAAGAAAAAGTCATAGATATGATTTTGCATACTCCAGAATTGAAAAAGCATGTAAGATCAATACGGAATGTTTCTAAAGCGGGAATAGTATTAGACAATATGACTATATATCCAGCATGGGCTGGTAGTCTTGCTTCAATAAGTTCAACTCCAGGAAAACGAGCTATATTAGATGAAGTGAGATTAATGAAATTAACTGTAGGTAAAGAATCAAATGCCATAAAACTTACGCAAGATAGATTAACTACATATTATGATCTTGGATTAGCACAGTTATATATGGTTAGTACTCCATCTGTAGAGGGTGATTTATTGCATCAACAGTTAAAAGTTCCTGGTACTCTAGTTTTATGTTGGCACAGTAAATGTTGTAATTGTGGTAAAGTGGAAATTTTAGATTTTTTTAGAAATATAAAAGTTATTGATAGTGTTGTTAGATGTGTTTGTAGTGATTGCGGTAATTATTATCAAGATAATGATCAGAAAAGAAAAATGAATTCTCTAGGATTCTATGCGCCTCGTGGATCACTTGAACTACCTCTCATTTTACCAGAACGTGTATTTTTTTGGTATGATAGTTTGGTTTCTCCATTTAGAACTTTTAAAGCAATTCATAAAGAGTATATAAGCACTAAAGATAGACTTCATGATTATAAAAATTTCTGGCAATGTTGGTTAGCTAAATTTTGGGAAGATGATATTAGTAAAACATCAGTAGATAATTTACATCAAAAATGTGTACAGGATAGGATAGGTACAATACCTAATTGGTGTTTATTATTAACTTGTGGTATAGATACTCAAGATGATGGATTTTTTGTAGTTGTACGCGCATGGGGAAATGATAAATTAACTAGGTTAGTGGATGCTTTTTTTATTGAATGTAAAATTAAAATAGCAGATTCAGAAGAAATTAAAAAAATACTTAAACGTGAAGTTATAAATAAAATATATCTTACCGAGTTAAATGTTAAGTGGAAGATTGGATTAACTGCAATAGATACCGGAGGCCATAGAACAAAGGAAATATATAAAGCTACAGTTGATTTTGAGAGGTTTATTTGGATTAAAGGGGCTCATGAATCTCAAAAGATTACTATAACTTATAGTTCAGAATATAGATTATATTTAGTTAGAACAGTTGAATATTTGGATGAAACAGAAGATAAATCGGAACAACCATATTGGGAGTTACCCAAAAATATTCCAGAAGATTATCTTAATCAGTTTGTTAATTATAGAAAGATTAAAAAACAAAATAATATTACTGGTGAAGATAAAGTTATATGGGTAAAAAAGGGACAAGTTGATTATAGAATGGCTGATATACATTCTGTTATTTGTTTAGATATTCCTACAGATTTGGGGAAATTTAGGTATGAATTAAATCAACCTAATTTTATATATAATCCTCTTAAACGATTTGAGGAAATAAAAATACAAGAAGATTATGAAAAGGTAATACATAGTGAGGAAGATAATGAAAATAATTATGATATAGGTTCCTTTAAATGGTAAGGAGTAAAATATGGGTTTTTATAGGACAGAATTAGAAAGATTTAAAATAGCTGTTGCTGCTAGGGATATAGATTCTTTTTGGATTATGTCCAGTGAAAATAGTCGCAACATGAGAATTGTATATACTAGATTAAATAATATACAAGATTATATTCAATGGTTAGAGTATATGGCAGATATGGAAGATAATAATAATTCTGCTGGAAGTGTACTTATATCTGTAGGGGGTGTTTAATGAGTGAATTTAATATTCTTAATGATAGTCCTTATTTTTCAAATATAGATTTAAGTATACAAGAATCAATTCCAGATTTTGAATTGACTGAAGATTATTCATTAATTAAGTTAAGAAAAATTAGTAAAAATCTGGTTAAAAATAATTTTTTAGCTGTAGCTGGTTTATTAATTTATATTGATTCTATTGTAGGGGGAGAATTAAAAATTGGTATTTTGGATATTACTGATGATATAACAACTAGAGTTGATGATAAATTTAAAGATTCTATTATTGCTTTGTTAGAAAAAACTCTAGTGGGAATAGATATTAATAGAGAATTATCATTGGCTCAAATAACTGAACAAATTATATCGTCGGCTTTTACTGATGGTGATATTTTAATAAATTTACCAATGGATAATAATAGAGATGAAAATTCTATTCAAACTTATGTTGAACTTATTGATGCTAGTCGTATAAAAACACCTCCTAAAGAAAGAAATAATAATTTAGTTAGGGAAGGTGTTGAATATTGGTCTTCAGGTAGACTCAAAGGTTATCATGTAATTAAAAATAACCCTACTAAAACATTGGGTGCATATAATTTAAGTGATACAGATTTTACATTTTTACCAGTATATAAATCAGATGGGAAAATAACTAGGAGAGTCTGTTATCTATTTAAAGCACCAACATTTATTAGAGTAAACCAATCCAGACAGTATCCTGTTATGACTGGTACCATGCAGATTATAGAATATTTCCATCAATACCTAGAAGCCGTACTAATCGGTGCAAGGGTAGCAGCCTGTTTTTCTGCATTTGTTGAGACTAGTAATCCAGAAGCAGCAAAGAAAAGTATGACAGAGAGTGGTGAGACTACTTCTATTACAGTTAAAGGTAAAAAATTAACAAAATTACAACCTGGACTTGTTTCATATTTGAGGATGGGTGAAAAAATTAGTTTTGCATCACCTAATAAACCCTCAGATAATTTTGATCCATTCATTTTAAGATTATTACGGTTTATATCTTCTGCTTGGAGAATACCATACGAGAAACTTTGTATGGATTTATCAATAGTAAATTATTCATCTTGGCGTGGTGGATCACTTGAAGCAGATAGAAATTTTTCACGTTGGAGAAGAGATTTGACATCTGTATTAAAATGGATAATTTTAACTTTTCTTAGAGAGGGTTTATCTAAGAAATTAATTAAAGGAAATTTAAGTAATATTTTATTACAAATAGTTTTTCCAAAGTATAAATCTCTTGATGAAGAAAAGTCTGCTCGTGCAAAGAAGATAAATCTAATAACAGGGACTGTATCTAAAAAGCAAATTGTAGATGAAGAAGGTGGAAATTTTGAAGCACTCCAAAAAGAGTTAGATACAGAAATTGATTTAGATGTGGATAGAAAAGCAAGAGAATTAATTCGACAAAAAAAATGGCAAGAAAAGGAAAATATAATATTTAATAATACCAATGATAATAATGATAGTAATAATGTAGATGGAGAGGAAGCTAAAGAAAGGAGAAAAGAAGATGGAAACTGGTAAAAAATCCTATATTTTAAATTACTTTAATGATTCAGTATGGTTAATTAGACCTCAAAAGTTACAATTAATTTCCAATGTGTTATTGAATAGGTTTAATGATAGTGAATTACTTAATCTAGTTCAATTAGAACCTAAGGAACATAAAATTAATTTTATTCAAAGACATAATAATATTGGTATTCTTAATATAGAAGGTGTTTTAATTCCTAAGGCTAGTTGGTTAGATACTTTTTGTGGATTTGTAAGTACATTGGAACTTAAAACACAATTTTTATCCTTATTAAATGATAAGTCAGTGGATAAAATTGTGTTATATATTGATAGTCCTGGTGGTGTTTCTACTGGAATATTAGAGTTCGCAGAAACAATATATCAGAATAGAAATATTAAAGAGATTATATCATTTACGGATGTTGATATGTGTTCTGCCGCTTATTGGATAGGATCCGCTGCATCAAAAATAGTTGCAGCACCTAGCTCAGAAATTGGTTCTATTGGTTCATATATAGCTTTAATTAAAGAAAAGGCAGCAAGTAGAGATTTTGATGTTTATTATATACAAGCTGGAGATAATAAAACTTTTGGCAATCCAGATATACCTATAACTGAATCAGAAAGGGCTTATTTTCAACTTAAAGTAGATCAAAATAATAATGATTTTGTTAATGCTATTAGTAAATATAGAAATATTTATATTCAAACAATAAAAGATACAAAAGCTAGTTATTATACTTCTAATGTAGCTCCCACATGGATGTATGATGAACTAGCAGATGTAGAATATATATTACAAATATAAGGAGGTTCTTAATGATATTTTCTAACAAAAAACTAACAGTAGAGGATATTAAAAAAGATAAGGAAATTATGGATGTTTTGACTACTGAAATAAAAGCATCTTTAATACCTGAAAAAAATGATGTAGATAATGCGAAACTTGTTGAGTTACAAACAGCATTATTAGAAGCTAATAAAAAATTGGCAGAATTTGAAAACAATAAAAATATCACAAGTTATGCTAGTAAATTAGGACTTGAAGTTGAACCATATCTTAATAAACCATTTAATGTGGTAATTAAGAATATGGTTGATGAACACCTTAAAATTCATAAAGATGTTAGAGATTCTTTTAAAGATACAGCTTCAGAAGCTGTTGGTACTCCTCCTGTTTCTAATGGAACATCTGATGAGATTACTACTTTCCACGAGGCTATGGTTTTCATTCAGAAAAGAGATAAAATTTCAATGTTAGAGGCAGTTAAGAAAGCACAAGTAGAATTTAAAAGTCTATTTAATAAAATGTATTCTGAAATGCCAGATGAACCTGATGAACCAGAGGAACCCGAAGATATTGATGAAACTGATGAAACTGATGAAAAATAAATAAATATTAGTGGATTACTTTAACTAGTTTATTATTATCAAGGAGGTAATAATGAGACAGAATGAGAATCTTAAGTTTTTGTGTGATACTGCTTTAGTAGATTATCGTTTCGTAACAATAACTCCCTCTACTGGAAAAGTTGCTTATACAACTGCCGGTGAGTTGCCAGATGCAATCACAACTGGTGATGCAGATAATGGTTGCGTAGCTGTACACTTGCTTCAAGATTTAAGTAAATCTTTTTATTTTGAATCTGGTGGTACTATAGCTGCTGGTAATTATGTTGATGTTGGGGCTAATGGTGTTGGTGTTGTACATGCTGCTGGTAAAGTTGCTTGTGTGGCCAAAGAAGCCGCTGTAACTGGTTCATATTGTACTGGTTATGTAAATTCAATTATTCCTTTATCAGATGTAGGGGCTCCAGGTGCTGGTGTAACTGCAGATGAAAGTATTTCGGTTGGATATCATAGAACTGTTCTTACAGTTAGTTCGGTTTTACCTGCTATTGCAGGTGGTGCAAATTTAGCTGTGGGTAAACTTGTTTATACTCTTCCAGTTGGAATTAGAACTGTACGTGCTGCCTATATGAGTATGGCATTAGATACGGCTGGAGCAAATATTCCTGCGGATACACCCGATGTAGGTATTGGTATCACTATTGGTTCTGGTGTTGTAAATGTTCTTAGTGGTACTCCTGCTTTTGAAAATCTTATTACTGGTCAGACTGCTGCTGATTGTAATGGTACAGCTACTGTTGCCTCTATTACTAACCAGCCGTTGATTATATTGGCTGCTGATGCACACACTGTATATTTTAATGTGGCTGATGGTTGGGCTGCTGGTGGTGATGCAGCGTGTCCCATTGCCGGAACCATTATTCTTGAATGGGCATAAAACATAAACACATAGAATGTATTTATTTAATCGTGGATTATTTAAACTAATTATAAATTTTTAAGGAGGTTAATATTTATGGCAAAGTACAAAGGTTCAACATTGCGCCAAGATTTGCAAGATTTGCTGGTTGAATCTCCAATGGAAACTATTAAATTCATGGGAGATATAGTTTTACCTCCCATCTCTGTTAGAACTACCTCAGCTAATATTCCTGTACTTTCTACATCAGCAGGAATGAAGTCTCTTGATCTTAAACGTGGTAGACGAGGTACATTCGAACGTGGAGAGTGGGTTTGGAGTTCAGATTCTTATAATACCTATGAGTATGGTTATGAGGAACCTGTTGATTTGACAGAGGCTCTTGAACACTCAGAGATTTTTAATGAAGAGTTTGTTGCAGCACAGATAGCACAATCTCAGTTAAAAATAGCACGTGAAGCGAGAGTAGCTGCTGCTGTATTTAATGTTACCACTTTTGCGGCGGCAGCAGACTCTTATACAGTAACCCAAGAGTGGGATGATGCTACTAATGCTGATCCTTATCTTAATATAACACAAGCTTATGCTGATCTTAAAACTAAAACAGGAGTTGCTAGAAGTGCATGTCATTTGTTAATCAATGATGTAGTATTCAGAAATATAATGCGTGCTGATAGGGTCAGAAATGATATTAAATATACTATTACATTGGATACTATGCCAATAGAACAAAAGCAGCAGGTACTTGCAGATTTTCTTGGTATTAAGAAAATAGATGTAGCTACTTCTTTTTATGATACGACTAAGATTGGTATTGAAGCTGGAGAATTTTCAGATCTTTGGTCAAATGAATATGGTATGTTGTATCTTCCTTGTCCTACTATTAATTCTTGGAGAGTTAAAGGACTTGGCAGACAACCTGTTTGGTCAAAGTATTCCCCTGATTATGTTGTAGAATCTTATTCAGAGGAACAGACTAGAAGTACTATTGTTCGGTGTCGTGAATACCGTGGAGAAAAAGTTAATAAAACTTTTGGTGTTCTGATGGATAATATGACGACCTAAATAGATAGGTACTGGTATCCTCCTAGTTTGCCAGTATTTATTTGGTATGGGTATGGCTCGTAATAGAGCCATACTCATTTTCCTCAAATAAAATTAACATTAATATTAAAAATTAGTGGATTAATTATGCAATTCTCTCTTAGAAATCATGGTTTACCAACTATAATGTCTATTAATAAAATTAGTAGACACCATAGAGAAGCTATACAACGAGGTTTAGCAATAGCTATGACTTTAACTAGGAAAGCAGCGGCAGAACATTTAATTCCAAATACAACTGGATATGTAAATCCATACATAGCTAGAAAAAAACAACCTTCAATTCCTGGAAGATTAACTAGTAGGACAAATAAATTACATTATATGTTGATGAATAAAGTTAGTTCAAGTAATCCACTGAGGAGTTGGATAGGTTTTGGTAATAGATTAGTTAAAGAAAAATCTGTAGGGTTAATGGGACAAATAAGATCAATAGGTACTGGTGATAAAGAGTCTTATAGAGCTACATATAGAATAGGTATCTCAAGTGATTCCCATTTATGGGATACACATCGAGGAAAACCACAGGAAAGTATTAGAACCTTGACTATGAGATTTATTTGGGAATATAGAGGTAGACCAATATTTTCACCTGTGGTTAATTTAACTAGTTTTACTATGAGAATACAAATTAAAAAAAGAAATGAAGCAATATGGAATAGGAGGATTTAAATGGAACCTTGTGAGCAATTTTTAAGTAGATTAATGGATAAATTATGGAGTCAAGGAACAGTCGTTAAATTAGAAGATAATATAGTTATTGGGGAAACATTAGATTTAATGAATAAACCTGATTCTGGTTTTCCTAGGATGGAACTTCTAATTGAAAAATTAAAATTTGACGGATATATTGATCAGGGAATACATGCACAGAGTTTTAGATTTTCAGTTGGGGCTCATTTCCGTAGAAAAAATATGGATGTAGTCCCAGAGGATATGTTTACGGCTTTACGATGGGGAAGGGAAATTAAAGCAATTGTTGCTTCATTTCATAATGATAGAGCACAAGGAATTTTACCATGTGAAGGATTTGTTCAATTAGATGGATATCCAGAGATAACTTTTGAACATGAACTTTTTCCAAAAATTACTAGTGTAATATTTTTTGGTGAAGCAAATATAGAATTAAATGATACTTATCAAAGTCAATAAGGAGGTTTATAAATGCCTACTCCTAAAATGTTTCAAACAGGAGCTATGCAGTTGGAATCTGGCCAGAGTGGTCTTAAGAGTACTATAGTTGTAACAATTAATCCATTAACGGATATTTTTACGGCAGCATCAGCTCATGGAATGAGTACAGGTGATCCATTCCAAATTGCAGCTGCTACTGTAATGCCTGATCCTTTGGTAGCTTTGACTAATTATTATGCCATAGTAATTGATGCCACTACTTTTTATGCTTGTACATCCAGAGTACATGCATTAAATAATGAATATATTGATATGATTGATGATGGTACAGGTGAGATTACACTAAAGCAATTTGGTATTGCTCATAATGGGTGGGGTGATACTAATGCAGTACAACCTTTGGGTGCTGATGATGCCTTTCCATGGATCACTTTTGGGCATAAATTAGCAGTAGAAACTACAAGGGATGATTCTGTTATTACCAGATCATTTGAAATGACTCCGAAAATGACTGGTAAAAAAGTAGATAACCCATTATCTTATTACTCCAGATATAAGGGTATGAATAGATTTCATTATTGGATGTTTGGTTTTGAGAATCTTGTTAAAAAAGTAGTTGTTTTTAGAGCAGGTACAAGTCCATGGGCAACAGCTACACCAATAATTGGTGATGCTTGTACAGATGTAGGTGCACATGTTTTTTATTTTTTAAGATCAGAAGTTACCAGAAATGAAACTCTTTATATATTTGAGGCTGCTACTGTTGCTCCTACTCTACAGACAGGAGTTATTACTGAAACTATAGGTGCTCCTCAATGGACATTCACATTTACCTCTCATTCTGGTTTAATGTATGAGCATTTATATGAACTTGATTCATTGGGTAGACATTTAAGGGCTTATACAACTGCTGAACAGGCTTTATTGACTGCTGATCCAGCAGATAGACGAAATTTAATGGCTACTTTTGGAAAACGGATGGAATCTTATGATTTACGTTATATGAATGCAATATGTAAAAACTTTTCCCTTAAATGTAGCGCGGCTGGTATAGCTTCTTGGGAAGGTAATTATGTAGCATATAGTGAAGCTCGTGGTGACTATTCTTCTTCTGCGTGGACATTATTAACTGGATTAGATCAATCCAGTTTGATACCTGCTCATTTTGAATATATGTTTAAGATAGGTGAGTCTTTTACTGTACCTTCTGGTATTATGACAGGTTTAACGGAAATAGCTTTAACTGAATTTGGATTAAATATTGAACCACCATTACAATCAATTCAGGATACTGTATCTGGTTTAACAATTGCAGAGCCAGTTCTTGAGGGTAAATATGGGTTAAAGATGTCTGCAACAATCTCTAGACATTCAATACAAACATATCAAGCCTTTCGTGATGCTCAGACTGAATTGTGTACTCATTTAGTAGCTAATAGTGGTTGGAATATGCAAGAAATATTAATTAAAAATTGCAGAATAGTAGAGGCAGGCGCTAATGATGATAATGTAGCGGCTGAACCATTGAATTTAGAAATTGGTTATGATGGAGGTTCACATAAATTTACTAATTGGCTTACTCGTGTAACTGAGATGCATGAGAGTCCAATTATATTCAGAGTCAGAGACGATTCTATGTATAATGAAATGTTAAGATATTAACATTATCAATGGTGTTGATAGTGGATTATTTAAACTAGTAAATTAAACCATTGCCACTATTATTATAGTGGCAATGGTTTATTCACCAAATAAAATATAAACAATAGGAGGAAGTTATGGCTTTAAAGGTTAATCCAGTAAGAAAAGTTATAATACACCACATATCAAAAGAAGGTGATGAGTTCTCAATAACATTACAATTTAGAAGTGCAGAAGATTTTGATTATCCCAAGTTGAGAGAAATAATGTCAGATAAGTCTACAATGATGGTAAAGAATTTAGATACTGGAACAGAGGAGGAGAAAGATTCTGGATTTATCAATGCTTATTTTCATACTATAAGAACATCAATTGTAGACTGGAATAATATTGTTGATTTAGAAGGAAATCCATTACCAGTTAAAGACTCTAAAGGAAAAATAATAGAGAATAATCAAATTGCTGTTTTTGAAGCATGTAGATTACAGACTGGAATGATGGATAAAATTTCTACAGCCTATTTGGGGTTGAGCGAAAAAAACTCACAAGCTGGTGCGATGCCACAATAGATTTTAATTGGACATATTCATTATGTTTATCGTGCCAGCAAAAGGATACCTGTAAAAGATGTATTCATGTTATAGGACAAGAAATTAATTTACGGTATTTAATTTTATATACTCCATTATTAGAGTTATGGAGTATATTTGATCAGATAATATCAATAAGTCCTGTAACTGAATCTGGTTTTTGTCTATCTGGAGCAGATTCTTTTTTACAAGATTTTAATTTTAAACTACTTCAAGTAACTCACTATGAATTTTGGAAGACTATGATATATTTCTTAAGACGATTAAATGAAAAATATTTGGCAAAAAGAAAACTTAAATCATTAGGAGATAAATAATGAGTAATCCTTTAATGTTAGATATTAGAGTAGATGATAAAGGTAATCCAGTTTTGCAGAATATGCAATCTAATATCAGAACATTAGATAAGCACACATCAAATATGTTTACTACTATGAAGAAAGTTTTTGCTTCTAGTATTTTAATTCAAGCTATGTATAGTCTTAAAAATTCTATTTATAATGCAGGAAAAGAAGTAATGGAATTTAATAGAATTTTTAAACAGGTGGAAGGTATTACGGGTACTACTGGAAAGGCTTTAAATGATTTAAAATTAAAAACTATAGATATTAGTAATACTACTGAACATGCATCCACTGCCATTGCTCAGGCTGTACTTAATCTTACTAAAATGGGTCTTACTACAGAAGAATCACTAATGGCCATTCCTCATATTGCTAATTTAGCTACAGCTTCTATTACCGATTTAGATATTGCTAGTGAAGTAGCTATTCAGACTCTTAAATCTTTTGAGTTGCCTGTAATTGAAATAGGCAGAGTTGTGAATGTTATGCATGGAGCAATATCAATGACGGCTATTGGTTTTGAAGATTTTGCTGAAGCAATGAAATATGTAGCACCTGTTGCTAAAACGATGAATATCGGTCTTGAAGAAACTGCTGCCATGATTGGTATATTAGGCAATGTTGGCATTAAAGGTTCACTATCAGGTACATCACTTAAGAATATGTTTCTTAATATTATGAAACCTTCTGAAAAAGTAAGAAATGTGTTAGAGGGTTTAAATGAAGAAGGTTTAACTTTCACTAAAATATTACGGGCTATGCATGAACAGAAAGTACCCATTAATGAGTTTCTAGAAACCTTTGATAAAAGAGCAGTTACTGGATCACTTGCACTAAGTAGACTTACTGCTGAAATTAAAAAATTAGAAGAGCGACTTGGTACTATAAGTGTCTCTGAGGCTGCTGATATTATCCGGGATGCATGGATACCACAACTATTAATATTAAAAAATGTTTTTATTAATACTTTTATAACAATGGGAGAGATATTAGACCAGACTGATCTTGGGGTATCTATAGGAGATATAACTGAAAGATTTATAGAATTTCAAACGTGGATGCGGGAACACCCAGAAGGTATAGAAAATTTTGCTAAAGCTGTAGCATATTTAACTTATCAATTAGCACAATTAGTTACATCTGGATTTGAGATAATAATCAAAAATTTAGATGGAATAGTCAGAATTGGTAAAGTATTCATTTTAATTACACTATTTAAGTATTTTGATTTATTAAAAGTAGCTGTGATAGGTGCAACTCCCGCTATTGGAACTTTTGGAGTAGCTATGAGTGCAGCTATGCCCATTATTAGTGTTGCTGCTCTGGCCATACTTGCATTGGGTGAAGCCTTTAAATATCTAACAAATAAGATATTAGAAGCTGAACGTGCAAAAATATCTGCTACATGGGGAACTGGATTAACACAAATAGAGACTCAAATAAAAGCCGCTAAAGATTTTTTAGTAGAATATAAAGATGTGATGAAGGGGTTGGAGACCCCTTGGGGTAACTTAGGGGGGGGAGAACAAGAAGATATTGACAAGCTTATCAATAAATTTGCTAAGTTATATAATTTTAAGGTTGAATTTTTTAAGCAGGCAGCATTTTTTGGTGATGATTTTGTAAAAGCATTACAGACAAAATTTGGAAATGCAGAGGATGAAGCTCAAAAAATTAAAGATGTATTGAATACTATTTTTAAACCAGTTATAGTTCCAGAGAAACAGACAGGTAAAACTGATGCTGAAAATTATTGGGAATCTTATATTAAGTATTTAGAATTAATTGGAGAGGGTAAATCTGAGGCTGTCGCTAGAGTTTTAGCTGGTTTTTCTTTGCAGACCTTTGAATTATTATCAAAATCAATGGAGACTATAGCTGGTTTAAGTAATCCACAGATACAATCTCTTGGAAAATTAACTCCAGGTTTTGAACAAGAAGTTAGTAAAATGCCTGTAACTGGTAACTTGATGAAAACATTAGCTATACCAACTTTATCTGTAGAGACAGAAGATAATTTAAAATTAATTGCAATGAATACCCTTATTAATACAAAAACAGAAGAGAGAGTAGAGATAATAGATAAATTAATTAAGAACTATGAGAGCGAATTAAAATTAATGGATGATATTGCAGTGGCTAATAAGGATATAGCAGAAGCTAAAGCAGTATTAAGACAGGCAGAAATAGATGCTGCATGGGAACAGTTTGATGCTTATGCAGAAGCTGCGGATATGTTTTCTGGAATGATGGTTTCTATTTATGACTTTCAATTGCAAAAATTTCAAGAAAAACATCAGGTAGAAATGTCTTTACTTGATGAAAGATATAATAAAGAAAGTAGTCTTGTTCAAAACAATTTTTATAAGAAACAAATTATTGATAGGCAATACCAGAAAGAGAAAGAGAAATTAGCTAAGCAACAGGAAAAGATAGAAAAAGAATATGCTAAAAAACGCAAAGCGTGGGCTATGATAGAGGCAGCTATCAACACCGCTGTTGCTGTAACAAATGTATTTAGGCAATATGGAGGCAATCCAGTTGCTTTTGTGTTAGCAGCTGTTGTTGCTGCTGTTGGTATAGCACAAATAGCTATGATAGCCAACCAAAAAGAATATTTTGGCGGAGGTTATACCGGAGATGGTGATACTAAAGAACAAGCCGGTATTGTTCACAGAGGTGAATATGTTATACCTAACAAACGTCTTACTGCATTAGGTGGAGCTAGAAGGGTAGAACAAATAATAGATGAAAATATAAATTTCAAAGGAACAAAAACAGTAACTATTTATATAGATACATTCATAGGTCAAAAAGATTATGAAAGAGGATTATATAAGAGATTACAAATGGAGAGTGCAAGATGGTAACTATATCTTTTGTGGCTACAGGTGGCAGTGCAGTCATTGTATGTTCAATTGTATATGGAACTTCTTTTTCAGACTCTAGACTAGGACAATCCACCATTATATCTGGTGATGGGATACCGGTAACTTATGATGTAAGTGCAAAGAATACAGTTAATGGTGAGATTCACATGAAATTTGTTGAATATGCAAATGGTGAAGAACTCAGGACATGGATCAGAACTAAGGCTATATACCATTTGAATAGTTTTCAAATAGTAGTCCCAGATGAAGTAGACTTAGGTAATGGAAAAGGAGTAGATATTGCCACTGCTTGGTATACTAAAGATGATGATAAAGATGTCTTTGAGTATGTTGCTCCCGGTCAATATAATATTAAATTTCCTTTTATGTTTATAAGAGCTTAACTTTATTAATAAGGTGATCACTTATGCCATTTTCTACAAGTACACTTTCACATATATCTATTGTTATTTACCCAAATAGTACAGATACCTGGACTATTAGTTCTCCTTTTCCGGGGGAAGTACTAGGGGTTGGGGAAGTTGCATTTGTAATATCTACTGCCAGTGTTTGTAATGATGGATCACTTCACCTAGTTCCGGGTAGACTAATAGATATTAATACACATTCAAATGAAATAGATTTTTTAATAAAAACTTTAATGGATAGCAAAGCTTCTGCTGAGTCATCAGGTATAGGTGGTCTGTCTAAGTTAAAAGATTTTTCTTTTAGTATGATTAAGGACAATGGAGCCATAGGTGGTAATATCACATCAAATAATATTATATCTTTAATAGGCAGGGTCATAGTATTAGTTATTGGAATAGACTCTAATGACATTACTGATATTGCAAACCCACTCACAGAAAGGGTGGTCTATAAAGGTAAAATTTCACACCCCTCTAAGGATAATTTAAATATTACTTATGAGGTTAAGGGACTATTGAGTGCAGCAGATAGCTCTGTAGGTGGCGCCAAAGTTACAAACTCTGATGGATCGGTTACTATTGAACCTATTGTGTTTGGAGATTGTGGTGAATTACTTGTACCACTTACAAAGAAGATTGATGGGAATAAAATTACACTACAATTTAGTCAGGGAGATGATTATATAATAAAAGATTTGTATGTGAAAGCTAGTTCTGGAAATGAACCTATTTATGGGAAAGTAAATACTGCTTTTGATATTGTAAATGATGAGATTGTTTTTAAGACATCCATGTCTACAAATCTTGTGCTAATGAAGAATATCCCAGCCGGAATGAATATTCTACAGGTTAATGGTCATTGGGAAATAGGTATAATTTTTACTACTCCCATGATTTATGTACCTGTAGCGGATGAGGTTTGTGACTTCCAATTAAAGACGGCTGCAAATGAATTTTTATATACTACAAATAAGTTTATTTATCAGAGGACAGAAGTAATTTCGGTTGGAAATGTTGATACTACTGTATATTTCTTTACATGTGGTTGGGAAGCAATATTTGGATATATACATGAGATTATAGAAGATGGTGCTTATAATTCTGGTGGGAAAGTTTATTACCCGCAGATATATTTTGGTATTGGACGTGTTTGTCATCAGGTAGATTATAATATTGTGGGAGAGACTCAAAATCCTGTTGAGAAAGAAAGTGATGCATTACCTTATGATGGTAGTACATGGCTTTTTAAAGAACTAAAAGAAGAAATACAAAAACGGAATACTGCTTCTGTAAAAGCATTTCAAACTATTCCTCCTCAAGGTCTTGTTATCAAGATAGATAATGAACAGATGTTAGTAACATATTCTGAGAAGAATAGTAGTGAACCTACTTCTGAAGTAGCTACTGGAGCTCCTTCTAATTCTTTAATTTGGGTTATCAGAGGATTTAATAATACTGCTGCTGTATCTCATACTGCTGGAGCTCCAATTATTGTGATGGTAGACTCGCTAGAACAGATTTTTTATACTATAGAAAGAGAATTACAATCTTTAAATACTATATCGCCTTCAGGAGATTTTACTTTTTTGAATATTTCTGAATTTTTAAAAGGTACTAAAAATTTAGAAGTGAAAAGTTGGGGTGGTCAAGGTATGTCTTATGGTAATCATGATCCAGTAGGATTTATTGGATTAGATTGGAATTTGCCTGATTTATCTGGAGATATCTATCAATTATTTATGATAGGAAAGGCATATTGTAAAGGAGAGTTAACATCAGGTTTGTTTTATAATGGGTGTTCTATTACTATGGCCTTAAATCCTAAGGAGGATATTGAAACCGATTATGATTATAGACGTTTTTTTGGACAGATGAGAAGAAAAATTTCTATTAGTAAAGGTATGTATCTATCCCATTATCTTGATTGGAATGGAGTAAAGTATGATGATATACAGGGTGGTTATATTTTTGATTTAGATACGGCTTGGATGTGCCATGCCAGAGTTGATCCTGTTACTAAGGATTTTTATTTGGGATCTAAAAGCTCACAACTTTCTTCCATCACAAATTGCTCTGAACTGAAAGATCTTAATTTTTTTGTGGTATTTAATTCTAATACTACAAATGGTAAGAAAAGCACATTTTCAATGACTAGACCCACGTTAAATATTGTATTAAAATCAAATTTAAAAGACGTGGATGTTTATGCTCAATTGATCCCGAAAAGTTTATTTGTTAATCCAAAAGCAACTTATGATGTTGGTGATAATTGTAAAATTGCATTATTTCCAGAAGATAATCCACTTATTGTATCACCTGTATATCCTAGTATATTAGCTTTATCTGATGATAATTTGAGATATTTTGGTCTTATTCCTATGTTGTATGGTTCAAATTTTGGAACTCCATTAATTCCTGGAGGAGTTATTGGTACAGGTTATTTGGCAGAAAATATTTGTAAATTATTTGATATTGGTAAAGTATTTCCAGTGGTAGGAAAATGTCAATATGTTTGGAGTTCTGATAATATAATAAATTATGTTCCTAGTGGATTATTTGATATAGGTAAAATATTGGTAGATGGCGGGAATTATTATGTATGGGTTGATTCTGTAGCTAAGAAATTAAAATTAGTAGAAAAAACTCTTATAAACACCAATGGTAATCCAGTAAATATAATAGAGAAATTACTTACTACATATTGTCCTGAAATAAGTTTAGATACAACAAGTTTTACTAGGGCTAAATTAGATAGAAATACTTGGAGAGCAAGAGTATTAGTTGATGATGAAATTAAATTAAGTACGCTTATTGATATGATTGCAAAAGAGCATGGATTGATTGTATATGAAGGACATGATGGTAAGATTTATATTGTTGCTATTAATATACCTTTTGGTGGTTTTGGTTCTCAAAATATAACTTTACATGATATTTTATATGATAAAACTAGACTTAGTTATATAGAAGAATTTACTAGTATTGAATATTTAATAACTAAGATGGATGTTTATTATGATTATATTGATAAAAAATATAAAAAGATTATAGAATCAAATAATTTATCCTGTAAAGAATATCTTGATGAAGCTAAAGAATATACAGATACTGATATAAAGATAAAATTAAATTTAAAAACTATATTTGATGAAGTTACAGCTTTAAATATAGCTCAATTAAAAGCATTCTATCATAAATGTCCCACTAGGATTATAAAGATAGATGGGCTATTAAGTTTAGAATCTTTTAATTTAGGTACTTGGACTACTATCAGTGGTGGTGTTCCAGATATTACAGGCAAGTTATATTTAATGATTGGTAAGTCTGGGCAATTACCTTTTATTAAGACCAAAGCCAACTGTCAATTAGTTTTGTTTGAGTATGATTATCTTGGTAGTTTTTCTAATATTCAAGAAGTGCCAGAGCAAGCATTAATAGAAGATTATGATGAAGTACCCAATACCACTGAGGATATTGATGAGGTACCAAATTCTTAACTAGTTTAAGTGATCCACAAAGGAGATTATTATGGCAGATAGGGAAATAACATTTTACCCAAATACGTTGACTACTTTATTAAGTAGTCTTAAGGCAAAGCAGAGAGGAATTACCACAGATGCTCCTGCTGACCCTAATAATGAGGCTATTTGGGAACAGAGTGAGGGTCAATTGGTATTTAAAGACGCATCAGGGGATAGCCATATAGTTGCATTGCAAAAAACTTATGACTCCGGAACATCTACGTGGACAAGACGTAGTAATGTTTTTGCTGATTTAGAGGTTGATGAGATTTATACTGAAGTGGGTTTGATAGATCAATATTTAGGAAGTGCAGTTCCCATTAGTGAATCTGGAGTTACCACTCTAGATGCAGGGTTTACAGCTTCTTCAATCGTGGGTTGTTTGAACGAGTTGTTAGATAATATAGTTACCCCTGATCCTTTTTGGAAAGCATTATCTGCTGATACAGTATCTCCTAGAGATGAAAATGGTTATAATTATGTATATATTAATTCTGGATTAAAAGATCAATATTGTAGTGGTATACCATTAGCTGAATCTGGTGAAACTGGATTAGATGGTGGATTTACAGCTACCTCATTGGTGGGGGCTCTAAATGAATTAATTAATATGACTGTCATTGGTTTTGCAAATCCATCTGTAACAGTAGGATTGACTGTTAAAAATGGTACTGCAATTACAGCTATGAGAAGTGATGCTGCTCCTGCATTGGATCAAGGTATTGCGCCAACATGGACTTCAGATCATACGTGGGGAACAACCAAAAAAGTAATTTTCAGAGATTCCGCACTTTACATATCAAGTAAAGGTGATGGTTATCTTGATTTTGATGCCGATACTGGTTTTCGATTTAATACAGGCAACGTCGGCATTGGGTGTATACCGAATGCAAAGTTAGAAGTTGTTATCTCATCCGGAACCGCTGTAGCAATTTCTAACGCTACAGTTGGTATGTCAATCATACCGGAAGCAATAGTAAATGACAGAACGGTAAGATTTACCAACAATAGCTCCCTTGCAACGGGAGGGTGGGATTTTTTCGCCACTGACGGGGCGTTCAACGCGTCTCGTGTTAAAATTCAGAACAACGGTTTTGTTGGTATCGGGACGGTTGCACCATTATTGAATGTTGGTTCTGCAACGGGTGATTTTGATACATACAGTTCGGGCTTACATATCAAATCTCCATCTTCATATAATGCTAGATTGATATTGGAAGGTGGGAGCGCATCTACTCAGGGTTATCGTAATGCAGCAAATAGTATTATTTTTTGCAATACAACAATGACAACAGCTAATAATAGAATGTTTATTATAGGTCAGGATTGCGGGAATGCTGATACTGGTGATTTTTTTGTTAGACCTATTAATGCTGATGGGAGTATTAAAAGTTATAGATACAATATGAGTGTATCTACAGCAGAAGCAAGATATGAAACAAGTACATCTGATGCTGTAGGATATGCTTTACAACTTAGACATCATAGAAATGGTTCGGATTTAACTGGTGCTGATGTTGTTGGTAGTATAGATTTTGTTGGAAGAGTTAGTAGTGCATGGGAAATTGTTGGGCAAATAGAATCACGTTATTATGGTGCTAATGGTGGACAACAAGCATTAAGATTTTTGACTAATGGAACTTTAGCTATGTATATTGAAGATCATGGTGGTGGAATTTATATACAACACGAGTGTGATATTGCTGGATACTTAAATGCAAAAGATCTTGTATATATAGCACAAAAAGCTCTTATTGGTGCAAATTATGGTTCAGGTTATGACCCATTAAATAATGTGGGTTCTAGTGCTGGAGATTTTGCTGCACGTTCTGTTGGTATGCATATTATAGCACCATCTGAATATCAAGCTAGATTGATTCTAGAAGGAGAATCAAAATGTGATAATTCATTTACTAATGGCCCCAATAGTATCATATTTTGTAATAAAACTAAATCAACTGCAGATAATAGATTGATGTTAATAGGTCAAGATGGTGGGTTTGAAGGTGCTAATTCTTCTGACTTTTGGGTAAGGTCTTTGGATGCGGATGGTACCCCCAAAAAAACAGCTATGGTATTAGAACAAGATACAGGTCATGTACGATTTCCTAATTTACCTGTTACAACTGATGTAGGCTTCACTCAATATGCGGTTTATTACGATACTGGAACTGATAAATTATATTATTATGATGTATCATAAATGAAGGGAGTTATATGTCAATTTATATTAAGTTAGCTATGGCTTGTCATAAGCAAGCTATTCTTGAAGCTTTTAATGTTATAAATGAATCTATTAATAGGACTAAAAGTAAATTAGAGGAAGCAAAAAAATTTAATCATATTGAGAATATTCAACTTTTAAATGAAAAAATAGATAGATTAAATCAAAAATGGAAACATGAAGAGGATGAACAGATTATGATGGATTTAATATCAGAACAAGAGTATGGGAAGAAGTTCCCAGAAAAAATAGAACGAATAAAAAATATGTTTGGAGATTTTATAATTAATCTATAAATTATATGTAGTTTAAATAATCCACTAAATAGATATTGAATAGGAGTAAATAATGGAAAAAGTTAAAAATAATTTGGCACTAATAATTAATTTGGTTACATTAATAACATGTCTTTGTTCTATTGCTTATGGTTGGGGAGTTATTAATACACAGGTGTTGGAAAGTAAAAAGCAAATTGACAAATTAGAACAGAGTATAGTTACTATAAACCAAAATATGTCAACACTATTGTTGAAGATAGGAATATTAGAAGGAAAAATAGATGCTGTAATAAATAAATAGGTTTGGAGATTTTATAATTAATCTATAGATTATATGTAGTTTAAATAATCCACTAAATAAATATTAAATAGGAGGAAATTATGGCTAAAGTTGAGGTTGAAGTTAAAAGGGATGAATTTAAAGAATTTTATGAAATGCTGGAATTATGTAATAAAGGTATAATTATAGATAATAAAGCTCTTATATTCAAGTCTAAAATGTCTTATAGTATAAGTAGGAATGTTAGAGATTTAAAGAGTTTATACCAAACCGACGTAGAGCACTCTAATAAAATTTTGACTGATTATAATAAGGTATTGACAGTATTGCGTGATAAATATCGTATCAAGAATCCGGATGGAACTTTTTCAGTAGTAAAGGGTAAAGAGCAAGAGTTAGAACTTGAATACAAATCTATTAGAGAGACACATAAAGTAGTTATTGATGAAAATAATAAGTTTTTAGATGAAAAGGAAAAAGTTTCTATCTATATGGTAAATAATGAAGATTTTGCAGATCTTCCACAGGAAATAGCAGATAAACTTTTTTTAATGAGATCAGAGTAAATAAATAAAGATAGTCAAAAAGGAGAATAAAATGAATTTATTATGTAAAATTGGTATTCATATAGAACGTTTTTTGACCTGTGATGTGGCTGGTGGATCAAAGTGTCCATGCGGTAAAAAGCATACACCACCAATTGTTTGGCCTAGATATGAGGAGATACAACAGGAAATTAAGGTAAATTTACAGACAATAACTAACACAGAAAGTATAAAATAAATATATTGTATACATTAATATATTGTATACATTAATATTAATGTATACATTAATATTAATGTATACATTAATATTAATGTATACATTAATATTATTTATATTAAATCTAATAATTTTTTATATATCTGTAAACACAATCTTGCATCAAATTCTGCTCTATGTATTTGTTCACTGCATTTAAAAAATTTACTTAAATTGTGTAATGATAAATTTTCTATATCTAGTTTTCCTTTATCTTTTAAGGCTTGTGCTAATATCACAGTATCTCTATAATATCTATTAAATATATTATTGTATTGCATCCCTAAAAATAATTGTAAGAAAGATTTGTCAAAACTATAATTGTGCCCTAGTGGTATTAATTTGATTCCTTCTAATACTTCTTCATGCCATTGACATAGAGCATTTCTTACTTGACTTGGTACAGCTTCTTTTTTTAATTCTGTTAGTGATAATTTGTTTTTTTCCAGTGCTTTAGGATCAGCTAATTCTGGACGCATAGGTCTTACTTTACATGAGAATGTATGTAATGGTAAAAAAAATTCATCGTGGATTATTAAACTTAGTTCTATTATTTCATGAGTTCCTGCAATTAAACCTGTGGTTTCAGTATCTATTGCTACTCCATATATTTTATTCATTTGATATTTCTCCTTTTTCTGTTAAAGATTGTTGTACTAATCTTCTATCTTTTAATACCCATTTAAAGTCTTTAAAATCAGCATTTAAATTTATAGTTAAATTTCCTAACATTAATTTATTATCTTTCCCATATAATCCTTTTGGAATAGAAGATATTTTAGGAAATTTTAAGGAAGTTTTTCTTTGTGTCCAGAATGAGGTTTCTGTTGGATGATTAACAGTTAACCACATCTGAAAGTATGTTTGGAATTCCTCTATTGAAATTAAATGTCCCCAAGCATTTAATGTTTTTTCTTTTATAAATTGTTCTAATGGATTAAAATTATCTTCCATTACTTCTAATTTTATTTCTGTCTCTAAACATGGTAAATTTAATCTTCCTTCAGGTTCAGGTAATTCATAATGCAATAATTCATATAAAAAAGCAGCAGATTCTTCTTCTAAATATTCTAGTAGATGATGTTTAGGAATTTCTTTTGTTATTTTATTTACCTCTATTACCACTATTCTGGTGTCTCCAGGTAATACTAGACAATATTTGGCATCATTCGCACACTGCATCCAATGTGTTGAATTTGTTATTTCATATACATTTTGGTATTTAGTATTAATAGATATGGTTTTACCCGTCACCCAATCTTTCATTCTATTTAAAGCTAAACTACTTCTACTTAAATCAGTTTCTTCAATGACACATAATACTGCATTACTTAATTCACTATTAAAACCGCTTTGAGATTTAAGTGCTTGATCCGCTCTAGTATAACCTATTCTATTTTTAAATAATAAACTTAATGCTTCATGGAGTGTACTTTTACCGGTTTTTTGTTCCCCAAAGAAAAATAAATAGGGTAATTGTTCTGTAGGTTTTTGAAGCATAAAAGCTATCCAAGCAAATAAATAATCTGATCCATCATTAATATTATTTTCAAAACACCACTTGTTAGTTCTAACTACTTCATCTAATCCACTACCCAAATGTTCTAACAAACTCCACCAATACTCTACTTTTCCTTGTATTGGTTTAATTGAAAATTGTGCAGCATCTTTATTCCATTGTCTATTACCTAAATATTCATCTTCAAAAGGTTTATTAACTAGTATCCAGGGATCAAGTATGGTTTTTCCAATTAACTGTTCTATTTCTTGGCGTGAATATCCTAACATTTGACTTACTAGCACTGATACTACATTACTTTTTGAATGAGATACCCATTCAGTATTTATATTTATAAACCATCCTGCCTCTATTTTATTACTAATAATATGTCTTATTAATGTATCTTGTTGGGTTATTTCTTCATATTCTTTTTTATATAAAAATACCTTTGTCCAATATTTTCTTTCTCTTAAAAATCCTTCAATAAGTTCAGGGTCTTTATCTAATAATTCTATTAAAATTATTAATTTATCTCCCTTACTTTTAATTTTAGTAGATCTATTAGTAAATATTGGTGGATAATTATATTCTAAATTAAGTAATTTTAAAGTTTTTGTTACTTGTTCTGCATTAGTAAATACATATTCACCTTTTATATTTTCTTTTCCATCATTAAATATGGCAGCTTCATGTATTGTTGGTTCAGCATTATAATAACATTTAGTCCATCCGTGTTCATCAGTTATCCATGTTTTTGCCTCTGCTATTCTATGTCCATGTCTACGTACTATAAAAGCTCCATTTTTTAGTGGAAAAGCAAAACAATTTTGTACACTAGTTCCGGAACTATTTGTTTCAAATATCCCTTTAAGAGATAATGCTTTATAACAATCTCTTAAATCAAAAGTATGACAAACTAACATATTATAATCAGTATCCCACCACCAATCTAATTTAGCATTATTACTTATCCATTTCAATATTTTATTATGGTCATTATCTAAAAGAAAACTTTTAATAGATGAACTTAAATTTTCTAATTTTTTATCACCACTGTGAGTTTTCTTTTTATTTCTTAAAACAACTGGTATATGTTCTAACCAGTTTTTAGGTATTTTTGTGATGGGGAATGGAGTTCCTTGTTTAAGATATGTTAATCCATTTGTACCTTCTTGTTTTCTATGATAACACCATAAAATACCACCACATGCGTCTACATTAGCATAAAAATTAAAATTTATTTCTATAGATAATATTGACAGTAATGCTCTAGCTAGTGCAGCATGTTCATTATGATTTTTTATAGGGAAGGGTTTATCAAAAAATAAATATAAATGAATTCCTTTACCTGATGTAGAACGAAGTAAAGTAATCCATTCTACATTTGTTGTTCTATTTTTTAATTCATTTAATTCCTCAAATGACATGCCTTCTTTATGGTTGGTTATTGAATCAAAATCATAGCCTACCCATAAAGATTGTTTATTTTTCCAATCCCATCCAGTCATGCCAATACCCTCTACATGTTTTTCTATATCAAATTTTATATCAGTATCAATATATTCAGAATTATCTGTATCAGCCTGCCAGGGTATCCTGAATGATTTCCAAGTTTCTTTAGTTTTATCATCCTGGAAACCTCTCCAAGTTTTTCCAAAGTATTCACCTTTTATTCGTCTACCATTATCTTTAGCTACATTAACTTGAACTTCCATATTTTCATAATATAATTGTGCAATAGGTGAAACTTGAAATTTTAAGAAATTTTTTATGGCTTCTGTTTTTTTCATTTAATTTACTCCAGAGATTTTTTATAAAAAATAAATTGTTTATTCCTGAGAGAGTTTTGTACATGATATAAATATGTTGAAGGTACTTCGGCATCATTAGTTAATTTTATTTGTATATCTTTGTGTGAATGTATCTTAGCTAATACATATGTTTTGTATATTTTTATTATCTTGAATTCTACCTCTTTAAATATTGATTGTATAAAATTTTTATTTCTAGTATTTGACCAAAATAATTTTGTTTTTAATTTAATTATTTCTCCTACGTGATAAGATTTCGGTTCTATTTCTAGTTTATCATCAATAGTGGTGGTTTTAATTAATTTAGTTTTATTTTTTTTATCTCTAATGAATTTATTCCAGTATAAATTTAATTTTTTCATTATTCATCTCCTTTAAATAATAATTTTATTAAATATAAGATATAGTTTATTATAGTTTTTATTGTTAATAAATCTCTAGTTGTTTCTGTGAGTAGTACAAATGATCCACTAAAGTATATATCTGAGACTCTATTATTTAATTTATCCAGTTCTTTTAAAGCTTCCTTCCTATTGAAATATACAGATATTATCTTATATAAAATATTTGTATCACCATCTGAACTACCACTAACTCCATACTCTTTTACAATAATATATATTTTCATAATAAATTTACCTCCCATTGGCTTTCCATATACCATTTTTCTTCTTTAGCAGCTAACCATACTAAATCTTCATCTTTGGTTGATGCTAATCTTTGTATAAATGACCCATCTATAATACTATTCCAAACTTGTTTATACCTTAATACTAAGATTTCTTGGTATTTAGAAGTAGCAATACCTCTATATTGCGCTATACTTTTTACAAATTTATTATGAAATATTATTGCATCAATAAAAACTGGAAATGGTTTTCCTATTGGTATACCTAATAACCACCCATAGGTTGTTAATTGGGTTGCCCAATAATTATTAATTTCTAATATAGATATATCTTTTACATATCTTGGATGTGCTGCTCGTGGTCTTGAATTTTCCCATAATCTAAAATATTTAGGAGGTGGAGATATAGAAGTGGTACTAGTATAACCCATTACTTTCCAATCAAATGGGTATTCATTTATATTATCTGTATCTGTATCTAGTGGATCATTTGTACTAGCATCAGCTTTACCCATTATTGGTATTCCCTCTATTGGTCTAATTATGTGTAATTCTACATTTGTAAATTTATCTAAATCTATTACGTTTGTATAAGCATTTAATGCTATTTTACCAGCGGTGAAAGCTTCATCTTGATTAGTTTCAATTCCTTTTTTTAGATTTGGTAAAATATGTTTTTTATCTTGGAATTTTGATAACATTAAATTTGATTTAATATAATAGTCAAAGGCACTTCCAACAGCAGCATTGAGAGCTTGTGGTTCTTTCGGTAATTTATTGTAAATTAACCTATTCAGGTAAAACATATTGGGCATATTTTCCGCTGTAATTAATGCAGATGGAGATAAGTATTGTATATATTTTTCAATTTTTAACATGGTATATCCTTTTTAAAGTTAATCTTTTAAATAAAAAATAGATGAAATGGGAATATGATTTACTGAAATCTTTTTCCATATAAAATATCCTTTTTTCACGCCTGTTTACAAATTTAGATTTGTTGTACACCGTTAATTTTTCTACCTCTGCCCTCAGAGCGTCGTTCTCACGTTGCAATTCACCCAATGTCTTATTAATTACGCCCATGTATAAATTATCAGTCGGCATAATAACCATAGTCGCTCCTATAAAAGTAAATGGTGTAATCTTGGACTTAGTGCAAATAATCCATTAGGTTCTTCAAATAATTTTTGATATAATCGTTCACGTAAATTATAGTTAAGTGTTCCTCTTAAATCTTTTGCAGCTATTACATATATGGGTACACCACATGAAATCCATAAAGGGAATTTAATCTTTTGAGCAGGTGTTAATGTTATGTGATTATATTTATCTAGTACCTTCATTTCTATCCATCTAGGAGAATATTTATGATGCATGGCATACGTATCTGGAAATCCTTCTTGAAATTGATTTCCTACGGTTTTTTCTGTATACCATCCATAGTCAGCCATGTGAATTCTAAATGGGTTAGTTATTAATTCTACTTCTCTTTGTATTGACATAAAGTTCCTTTATTAATTATTATTGGTTTAGTTCTTTTAAGGCTTCTTCATCCCAATTAAGGGGTAAATTAGATTCTACCTCAAATGCAAAGTCTTCTGATTCTGGTACATTAATATAATAGGTTATACAAACTTCTCTATATCTTCCAAAATCGTGTGGGAAAGATCTTATTATAAATTTACAATTACTGGGTATATCTTTAAACATCCTCATTAATTGATGTTTATATGCTATTAATTCTTTTGATTCTTTTGACCCATCAAAAGTAGGTGGACCTATTTGTTGGCAATTTTCTTCCATTGGAGTCGGACCTAATGTTATAAAGTCTATCATAAATTTACCTCCATTAATTTAATTAATTAATTTAATTATAGTTTTTCTACGTGGATTATTTTATCTGCTTTAAAATGTTTATTAGAATGTTTTCCTTCTTCAAATTCCATTAAACATAAATTAGCAACATCTACTAACATTTCAGTATTACCTGTTTTTTGGTAAGATTTAAGTCTCTGGTAAATGGATTTTATTCTATTATATTGTGGTTTCTCTTTATCATGTAATTTACCATATCTAAATGCACCCATTACTAATCTATGTCGCATTAAAGATTCAAATAAATCACTCCATTCTGTTCTAAGTAGTGACCATAAATCTGGTACTGTAGTATTTATTCTTCTAATGTCGCTTAATTCTTGCCAAGCTTCTCTTAAAAAATCGTGTTGGGTTTTCATATTATTAATAAAACTCTAAAAATAAATTGCACAAAAATTATCATTACCATGAATAAAATTAGCATTATTAATATTGTAAATAGTATACAAGTTAAATCATTTTTTAAATTTATAACTAATTTTTTCTCTATTGATAGTATTATGTATAATATTAATGCCATTACCCATCCCATTAAATTATAAAAATTCATTACTAAATCACACATTTGTGTAGTCATTACTACTCCCTGTTAATATTAGCCGATACCGGTACTCCATTTATTGTAACACCAAAAAAAGAAAATTTAATTTTTTTTCCTATAGGGTATATTTTCTCTATATAATTTATTTTCTTTTCTTGATCCGTTAGACCTGAAATATTACAGATAACTTCATGTCCTACCATAGATTTATCTCCTCCATGAATTTCTAATATCTGATTATCCCATATAATAGAGGTAACTAATGATCCTATATTACCAATGTTTTTTCCAGTTTTGCCCATTTCGTAATCAATTATAACTCCTTCATAATCATATTTTGCTTTCCACTTTAGTGAATTACTTGATCTTTTACACTCGTATAATCCATTGGGGTCAGCAAAAATTAATCCTTCCCATTTATTATTTATTACTTCTTGTTGTTTATTTATTAAGTCTTCTACATTATTTATAACCAAAGTAAGAATGGTTTCAAAATTATCATTAGGTTTAAGGGTGGTAAATAATTCTATTACTTCTCGATAAGGATGGCCATCATATACTATACTTGAATATGCATCTGTTGGTGATAATAAATTTCTTATATCCCATAACTTATATGGTTTAATATTGAATCCAATTAATTTAATACTATGCCATATTGGGTGGGACATATTTTTTCTACTACAATATGTTTTGATAATATTAATATTATCATTGTACCATAATTCTCCATGAATAGGTACTCTCTGTGGTAAATTATTTAGAAAATAGTTTGGAGCTTCTAATACTTTAGGTTTATTATCTCTACCAAGTGTCCATAATCCTGTTGATAATTTCATTTTATCTTTTCCTCTATAATACCAGGGTATATCTTTAGCTAATAAGCCTCTGGTAATTCCACCATCCCAAAGGGCACTCCAACCATTTAATTTACGCGAACAATATCTACCTTCTACCTTTTTAAAGTCTCCATTCCACCAATGAGACAGCATTCCAAATTCTTTTGACATTTTTTCTCCTAGTTTAAGTAATCCATTATTTAGTTAATTGTTTTACTTCATTTACCGTTAAATTATAATTTTTTAAAATACCTTCACGTTTGGTTATTATGTATTTATCCAATATTTCCTTTATTTTATTGGAGGTTAAATGTAATTGTTGTGCTATTTGTGAATTAGTTAATTTTAAATTATGTAATGATATTATGGTTTCTTTTGTTTTATTTGATATTTCTACGGAATTTAATAACCTATATAATCTTGATCTGCTTATTTTATATATATCAGACAGGTAATCTAATTTATATCCGAATTTGTATAATTTATATAATTTTAATATATTGTATTCATTTATTTTTTCTCGTGGTCTTATTATTTTATAGTATTTTCTTAGAATATAATATACATTAGCGGTTTTTATTTTATATTTGAGTGCTAAATCTCCAACAGTTAATCCAGATATATAATTCGCTACCAATGGTTCTTTTATTAAATCGTATTTATTCATAAAATTCTCCTTTTTCCACCTGTGGTGGTGTAATTAGTTTAAGTAATCCATTAATACCCATTTGGGCTATTTTACAATATTTTTCACTTTGTTCTATTCCTATAAATCTTCTTTTAGTTTTGATACTGGTTATTGCTACTGTTCCTGAACCAGAAAAAGGGTCAAGTATAATATCATTAACGTAAGATAACAATTTAATATTTTTTTCAGCAAAATCAATACTAAAATTTGCTGGTGTTAATCCTTTAGTTTCTGTTTTGATATTCCAAATTCCACGCGTGAGGTCTATGAAATCTTTTTTTGAGATATCACTAATGCCTTTTTTATCTTTTTTCCACCTTTCTTTAAATAGTATTAATACTCCTTCAAATGGTGAATTAATATATGGTGAACTTGCTGACATCCAACTACCCCATGCTGTTCTTTTTGTTAATGTTGGATCAGTCCATATAGCACAGGAATGGTGTTTAAAACCAATAGACAAAGCAATGCCATTTAAATTAAACAGGGGTGTCTCTCTGTGCTTAGAATTACCTAGTGATAAATAATGGTTTAATGACATTCTTCCATCCGGTTTAAGAACACGATAGCATTCTTTGAGCCATTTAGAACACCATTCATAATATAACTTCCACGGTTTTTTATCACTATAACCATCATATTCTATTCCAATATTGTAAGGCGGGCTTGTGACAATTAAGTCAATATAATTATCTGGTATATTTGGAAGTATACTTAAGCAATCTCCACAGTATATTGTATTCAGTTGCATATAACTCCTTTAAGTAATCCACTATTTATTGGCCCATGATTCCATATTCTGTTTCCATGTCATGGCCAATAATGGAATTTGTTTTTTATATTTATTAATATATTCATGCACAACAGTTTGGACTCTGGTATTAATTTTATTGGGACATAATATCTCATCATGCATATTAAATAGCAATAACTCCCATTCATTAATTCCAGGTGGTTGTAATTCCCATAACGCATACTCTAATCTTTTTGTTATTTCCCCTCCTGGGGATTGTATTTCATGGTTACCCGCTGCTCTTATAACAGAGGATTGTAATCCAAAGGCTGCACCAAATAATGCTGATTGTAAGGCACCTCCTATTGTTTGGACTCTTTCCCTACGTTTTACTTGTATTTTTAATTTTTTAAATTCTAGTGGAGGGTCACATGCCAGAGTATAAAGAGCCTTTATTATAGAATATTCTAATGTAAAATATCTTTTAAATCCTAAAAAAGATTCAGCATGTGTTTTTGGTTCTTTCCATATAACTTCCCCATAAGGTGTTGGTTGTGATAAAGCTGCAAAATCTTGATATACCCTTTCATTGTGTGTTTTGATATTAGAGTATTTATTATTAAATTCTTTTATAGCCTTATCTATTTCTTCAGTACTTAATAATAAAGTTTTTGATAGTGTGATTGCTTCTGCTAAATATAATCTAGCAAAAAATGATTCTTTGGCACGTTCATAGTATCCATTGGGTTCTGTTTGTGGTATTCCTTTAGTAGCAATAATTTTTTCATAAGGTAGATTATAAACAAAACTTCCCCATAATGCATGTACAGATTTCCCAGATAGAAGTTCACTTCTTAATGTAGGGTCTTTATATATTGCTTCTGCAATAGATACTTCAAATCCATCAAAATCTCCCCCATCCAATTTCATATTAGGTGGGGCAAAAGTAAATATTTTTCTAATCTCTCCTTTTGGAATACCTTGAGGATTAATTGATCCACCTTTTATTGGAGTATCTGAATCTTGACCGCCTGATTTTCTATTAGATTTTGTTCCAGTAGTTTTAAAAACTACATAAAGTCGTTTGCTAGCTTTTAGTTTTTTAAGTAATTCTAACTTTTTATAAGCTCTTCTACCCTCTAAAACCACTTTTACCCTTTTAACTAGTTCAGGTGATCCATTATTTAATAAGTTATTTAAAGTATCAACATCTGAACTTGTAATCATAACTTTTTCAAAATTGTTAGCAACATGGATAAGATACTCAATTACCTGTTTTGGTGCATTAAAATTAATTTCAGTACTGGAAGCATTAACTATTTCTTCTTGTTCTTTTATCTGATTAGATAACTCTGTTATGTTTATTTCAAATCCATGCCAGTGTAGGGCTCCAGATAAACATGCTAACATACTGTTATATTCACCAATAGAATCATAAGGTGATTTAAAATAAATAAATAAGTCTTTTAAATAAACTACGTCATTGACTGCATATTTTAATCTTCTCTTATCGTGTGTCCATGCCCATATATGATCATATATTACATCTATCCATAAACCTGCACTTGGATACCAGGAAGACTCTTTGGGCTTTTTTAATGGCAAGAAATCAATTATACTTTCAGTATCAGTTTTATTTAAAAGATATTTCATTATTGGTTTTAATCCTGTACTAGGATGAAATATTAATTTTATATTTACAAAGTTAGGATCAACTATTATATTGAATTTTTCTAAATTGTTTTTTTCTTGTGGTGTTATTTCTTTAGTTGTTCCATTTTTAAGTTCTTTAATCTGCCAAACACTTTCACCTTCTTGTTTTGCAAAATATAATTTAGGAATTTGTACTGTTTGTTGTAAATATTTGATTAATGGTTCAGATAAAATTTTAGGTACTCTCCTTATGATTATAGGTTTTTGTTTCATTGTGGCTTGTAGTTCATGTTCACGACCATATACCATTAAGTCTAATGCACCTTGTGGTTTTAAACAATAAGATGTATGTGCTATATTTGTATCTTCTATGTCTAAAATATCTAATGGGTCTGGTATTTTCTGTTGAGGTAATAATTTAAAGGTATTATATGTTCTTGATAAATGATACCAATCATGGGTCAAGTTAAAACCAATAATATGGTTATTACAAATATCCTCAATTAACTCTATTGTATCTTTTACTTTTT